TTTATATATACTCTACTTTAAAGTTCATTTTATTACTTAACTCATCTAATTGTGTTTCGTACATATATTTATCAAAATACCTATTAATTATTATTTTTTTAATATTTTTAGGGATGATATCCTTATGAAGAAGTTGATTAAAGAAGAATCCAAAAGTAATTTGTTCGACAGAATCAGGAAAAATGCCAATTTCTAGAGGTTGATCAAAACCTACTCCAAAATCAATTACTTTAATTGAATTGGGAAATAGACCAGCTTTTATTTTTTTATTGGATCTACATTTGAAAATAATTTTTTTAATTGAATTAGGAAATATACCAACTTCTAATGGTTGGTCAAAAGAAAGCCCAAAGGTAATTTGTTTAATTGAGTTAGGAAAAACACCAATATTTAAATATTGATTAAAATCCTCTCCAAAAATAATTTTTTTAATAGAATTAGGAAAAATACCATTTATTAGAGGCTGATTAAATTTTTTCCCAAAAGTAATTTTTTTTATTGAATTTGGAAATATACCAATCTTTAAAGGCTTATTAAACATATTATCAAAAGTAATTTCTTTTATTGAATTAGGAAAAATACCAACTTGCAGAAATTGATTAAAATGATATCCAAAAGTTATTTTCTCGACTGAATCAGGAAAAATACCAATTGGTAAAGATTTATCAAAACAACCGCCAAAAGTAATTTGTTTAACAGAATTAGGAAAAATGCCAACTGGTAAAGATTGATTATAATACCATCCAAAAGTAATTTCTTGGACATAATTAGGAAAAATGCCAGCAGATAAAGGTCGATTAAAATCATCATTTAAATTAATTACCAATAAATTTACGTAATCATATAAATTTGGTATATTACGACGTATTAATAAATATCTAACATGTTTGACATTTTCATATTTCTCATCGTATTCCATAAATAAGTATTTATGTGTTCTTAATTTATCGATTAATAAGTATTTATGTGTTCTTAATTTATCGATTAATAACAAATAATTTGTACAATCAATTCCCACATATTCACAAACTAATGCTATTAATATGTCATTTGTAAATACATTATTTAAAAACATTTTTTCAATTTCCATAGTCATGGTTCATGATAAATAGTTTTTCAATAGAAACTACATACACTTTTCTTTTTCAATTTTTTTAAATGTTCATGAATCCTTCAAGCATCATCAGATAATTTTGTTAATTTCTCATATTGAATAGGGTTAAAATTATTTAATCTTTTCAAAATATAAGATAGATTTTAGAGAAATCACTAATTATAAAAAAAAAATAAAAATTAAAAAATACTATAAATGGTTATACACAATTGGCATAAGTTTATCAGGTAATGACCATAAAAATTTTAGAAAATATATCCGTTTATAATCGAAAATCGTATTCATAATAAATTTTTAAAATACAAAAAAATTAAACATATGAGTTTGACAAATCCATGATAAAAGAAACTCATCAGGTCATAATAATGTTTTTTTTTGTTTCTTCAACTAAATCTTATAATTGCAGATAAATTTATAGGTTATAAAGCACAACCCTTTCCAAGTTTGATCTATATGAAATAGAAATGAATACATATTGACGAAAAGTATTGTAAAAAAATGTGATGAACCTATAAATATTTAACTACAGATGATTTACTATTAAATTTAATGGATAGTATATTTGGTGTCAACAAATAATGAGAATTATACCATCTATAATCCAATAAATAAAATTCTAATACAGATTCTTTACTTTAAGGATTATATTTGTGATGAAAACGATATTAAAAAAGCTCTTGTGGATCTAGAGAATTACACTAGTTGATAATTTTATTATTAGAGAATTTGATACATATAACATTGTATTTGTTATTACAAAAAGCATGTATCTGATTTGTATTAACTCATTTCAGTTATGATTCATTCTACTATTTAATGTCAAAGACACCAACTGAAAAACCAGAAGATGTACAAGTAGCTGAATAATATCATTTTATAATCAATTTTATACAGGAGCTTGTCCAGTTGATGATGATCCATCTAGTATTTGACAATAATGGTTGGTTAGTGATTCTCCTAATTTTATTTTGTATGATTTGTAAAACATTTTTTCCTCGTTTAGTATCCGATTGTTGTAGATGTGATTTATGATAAATTATTTTATTTTATTGGAATTTTTTCAAATAAATTTATCTTATTGAATAAATTTAACTATAATTCGTCAGAGTATTTAATTCATTTTCTTTGACACCAATAACTAGAAATATATTTGTTGATAATGAACACTTTAAAATTTCATGGATATTCAAATTTAACAATTGTGTTAATAATATGCTATAATTTTCTTTTATTTGTTCTAAAAAACATTCATCTTCAATTTGTAATAAAATATTATTCAAAAGTGTATTACACCATTGGTCTGACCTACATATACAATTGTATTTCAGTTCGACAAATGAACATGAATTAATTATTTTTGAAACTGTATGGCAATTAAAATCACCAAATAATATTAAAGTTTTAAATAAGTATTTTTCACCAGCACAATCAATTTCTAAATTATATTCAATAACTATTCCATATTCTAATTTACAGCCACGACTATCATAAAAATCAAAAGTTAAACGATTAATATTATGTAATGAAGAATTTCTAAAGTATATTGTTCCCAAGGGACATGTCCAAGTGTTGTGTCCATTACTATATGTTTTATCTAATAATAAAATAAAAGCATTATCCGAAGCAGCCGTATTTGTTGAGTATATGCGATCATTTTGTAATTCTTTAATTTTCATGATCAAAAATTTAAATTTTGGAATATTACAAACACAAGTTGTATGAAAACATACAGTACATTTTGCATCTTTGCTACATATTTTGTCAAAAGTTGTTTTTGTGATTTTGAATTTATTGGAACATTTTTTGTCTATAAAAATACATTGTTTAATAAGATATTTTTGGATACAAGATTTACTAATTATTACATTTCTTATTTTAACAAATTTAACATTTTTAAAACTTCTCATAATAACTGGACCTGGAGTTCCAGGATAATAAATTTTATCTATAGGATCAATTATTTTATTGCAATTATTATCATATTGTTTAAAATTGGAATATTTTTTTTCTGTTGAAGGTCCAAGTGCTTTAAATGATACAGAATAACAAAAAGGAGAAGGATATGTATCCAAACATCTGTCATCACTATCAATATTAATTTGATATTCGGTAATATTTTCGGATAATAAAATATCCCCCAAATTATTATGAATTGTATTATCGGGATTTTTAAAATTAGTTTTTTCTATTAATGTTGCAGATTCGGGAACATTAACAGGATTATAATTATTATACATATTACTAACATGAGTATTTGTGGGATTATAAGTGTTTGTATGTCTTGTTGCTATTGGTGTTATCATGCTTTCAGTATATGGATTAGGGTTAAAATTATTAAAATTATTATTAGGAATAATATTTTGTGATGTATTACACATATTTTGATTTGAGTTGAAAATAGACAAATTAGAAAAATTATTATTTTGATTCATATATATAATATATACATATGAATTTTTTATAAATTTCTAACTAATAAAATAATTATTTTGGTTATTTTATAATCTCAAGAAAAAAACTAATTTTAATTCTTTAATGTGACAATTAATATAATATTTGAATATATACTATCATCAACAATTATAATATTTGTTTTTTTAGATTGGATAAAATCATAATATTCAAAAAATGAATTTCACATTAAGATTAAAGATTAGATATCTAAAATTTCTTTCATCAACAACAAAAACAATGTTTTGATAAATAGCAATGCCGAGAGAAAAAATATAATCATGATTATCGAGTTTATTACAAAATATAATCATTGTTCCATCGTAAAAAAACACAAATACGACAACCAGAATTATTGGACATAAATATATCATTTTCGTTAATTACAATATATCTAGATTGAACTTCATAATCTTTGTTATTCTCTAAATTCCATGAATTAATCATATTTTTTTTAAATCATAAATATAAAATATATTATTTGTCGCTAGAAAAATATTGTTATCATTATCGATTGCTAATCCTCGACAATTTGTAATTGGTATTTCATTTATAAATTCCTTATTTGTTGAAAAAAATTTTTATGCTATCTGATTGTTCCACACAAATATAATTATCATTTGCAGACATAAGATTTGTATGAAATATTTAACATTTTTGGCTATTTTTCGAATTAGCTACATCAATTTTATATGCATTGTAAGAACAACTGACATATATATTATTTTTATTTTTAGCTATTGTTATTGGTGTAAATTCCAAATTTAAATATTGAGAATGATATATATTTTTTTTGATAAATCACTTTGAAATGTTTCAGCCAAGACATACATAAATTTTCACAAACAATAACATTATCATGTGGTAAATAGGGAATTATATTAAGTAATAATTATGTTGCGATTTTTTTTCTAAACAAATCATTTTTGACTGTTCTAACATTACTTTTATAGAATCAATAATGTGATTTAAATCTTTTTTATATTTTTTTTTAAATTACAAATTTTAATCTTTCAATTTTTTAATTCATTTTGAAATAATAAAAATACTCAAATATTACTGATACTCTTGTAAAAATATAATATTAATAAAATGATTTAGATATTCATACTTTTTATCTTTTTCTAGGATTAATTTATAAATATTGGTTATTGATAAATATTTAATTATTTTCTTATAAGAATGATCTTTCTAAGAAATATTATTTGATTTATATATAGTAATAATTTCGGAATTTTTCATTATTTAAAATAAATCATTATTATATACAAAAATTTTTTATAAACATGAATTTTTTATCCGATAATAATGTAGAAAAAATTTCTAAGTACTTAGAAAAAAAATTACCAATAAAACAGAATCCTAAATCGAAAAAAGACTTTAGGAATTTGGTATATTCACAAATGAAGCAGACTCTTAATAAATATAAAGAAAAAAAACCTAGAAATATGTCAGTTTCTGATTTTATCAATAAATTAAACGAAATAACCATTAAAAATTGCATTCGTATTCTTGGAGCCAAATACGAAGCTAAAACAGGTAAAAAATTAAATATTAATAGTAGAAAAGATGATGCAGATTTTAAAATAAATCGTGATAAACTTCTGAATGGTGGCTTACAACAGGGCTATATGAAAAGACCAAGTTATGAATTAAAAAATACAAATGATTCATTAAAAGGTCCTGATAGTTTTCAAGCATTACCTAGTATGATATCAACAAATTCTTTTAATAGTTTTGCATCAATAATACCAGAAACCCCTGGTGGATATATTATGGCTAATGGACAATTTGGGACTAATATGAAAATTGCAGGAAGGCAAGAAAGTCCCAGTGTCAAAAAAAATGCATCAATGGAAGAATTAGAAAGATTAAGTTTGGAAAGAAGTGCCGAATATGACATTAGATCAGGAAATATCAATAATAATATGAATTTCCAAGATGGGAATAGTTATAACTACAATCAACATATGGGACTGTTAAATAATGGGCCAAATAATATGCAAAATCAAATGGAAGAAATCAATTTTGCATTAGATGGAACAGATACAAGAAATTATAAACTACCAAATAAAAATGGAATGAATAATTATGATCAATCAGATTTATTAATGAATAATATGAACAATGGATCAGGCATGAATATGAATAATATGAATATGAACATGAATATGAATACTAATGTTGGGTTTAATGCGGTGAATGATTTTAACGATCCACATAGTATGTACACAATGGAATTTGGTACAATGAATGACTTTGATAATAATTATAATATGTTTGATAATAATAATAATAATAATAATAATAATAATAATAATGGTAATAATTTTGGTTTCAATAATAATAATTCAAATTATTCGAATATGAATAATAATTTTGATAATTCAAATTATAGAAACCCAAATAACAATCCAAATAATTTTAACAAATTTGACAATAATATAGATTTTGATTCCAGAATGAATAAACTAATGAATGAAAGAAAATCCATTGATGATTTAGCATCAAATACTCAAAAAGGTGTCGCGTTTAACCCAATGGTATCTCCAAATGCAAATTTCAACAAACCGTCACCAAATAATTTTTTTAATAATTATAATAACAATTTCAATACAATGTCTGGCAATAGTAATAATATTCAAAATTTTCATATGGGAGGCAGGGTTGGGATGTCAGACATAAATAAAATGAATTCATCTGAACTTCAAGAGAAAATAGACTCATTAAAAGCAGAATTATTAAAAGAATGGGAAGAAAAATATAATGTTAATTCCGATAAATTAGCTAATCAACCATTATCAGAATTACATAAAATAATTGAAAGAATAAGAAACAATGATCCATCTACGCAACAATATATAAAGATGTCAAACGAGGATACAAATTCAAATACAAATTCAAATACAAATATAAATACGAATTCAAATACAAATATAAATACGAATACAAAAAATGATGATACTCAGGATACTAATTTAGAAACTAAAGAAGAAATTATGAAAATTATTAAAGATAAAATTAATAATAAAAATAATAAAAAGAAAAAGAAAAATAAAAACAATAAAAATGTTATAACAATTGAAAAAAATAAATCAAATGATTTGGACAAAGTTAATATTATTAAAGATGGTGATTTTGATAATGAATCCTTTTCAATAATTAAAAATGATAAAGATATTACTGTTGTCGAAAACAAAAAATCAAAAAAGAAAAAAAAGAGTGAATCGAATGTTAGGCGTAATGACGATAATTATATAGATGAGGATTCATATTATTCTAATGCATCTGTTGATTCGATTGAATCTGTTGATTCCGATAATTCACATAAATCTCTCAATAAAGCTTTGGTAGAATTTAATATTGATTCCGAAAAATATGCCCAACAAAATTATCACAACGATTATATGGCAAAATTACCTACAATTTGTAAAAATGTCAGATCAATTGAAGTAAGAAACATAAATTTGCCAAAGATCTTATATAAAATAAATAAAAATGAATGTGAATTGGAATATATAACTGATAAAACGTATATTATTGAATTGGACTTGGATGAATATACTATAGATCAAGTTATAGAACTAATTCAGGCAGGTTTTAATGAAGAAAAAACCACGCCATTAAAAATAACATTATTATCAAATGAACGAATTAAAATAGAAAGTACGAATGATGAATCATTTACATTAATTGGTAGATCTCTATTGAAATTATTAGGATTCACAAAATCAGAATATTCAAATAAAAAATCCTATACATCTGAAAATATTCCAAAACTTTATCCCAAAACTTATTTATATATTGAACCTCTATCAAAATATGATCCAATTGCCGAAATTAATTTGTTAAAACCTCCTAAAATCATAAAAAAAAAATTTAATTCCATTAAAAAATTAGAGGAAATTATTATCAAATTCAAAAAAAAAATTACAGAAAAGGATGATCTTTTCGATTTTAAAAAAAAGCCACATCAAATGACACTTATATTTAATTCATAATATTAAATATCTAGTCAAAAAAAATATAAGATTTACAAACATATATTTTTTTGTTAGATATTAATAATATGTTATCCTTAGAAAAATAAAAATTATAACAATAATCATTAATTTCTAATAATTTATAATCTTCTATAAAATTACCAGTATATTTATCATAAATAATTAAATA